GTGATGGGCATAGCTTTTGGTTTCTTAGAAAGAGGTTTTTTACCGTTAATTGTTTGATTTGACATTGTTTCTCCTGACCTTATTCCCAGCTCGTGAAGGACTTACGTTTATTGATGCGACTTTCAACTTTTTTAACATCAACGCCGAGTGCTTCTGCAAAAAGTGCTGTGCGGCGGTCTACCTTCTTTTGTCCTCCGTCGCGCGGATTGTCTCTGCGCGAAGAAGACGAAAGCGTGAAGGCTTCGTCATCTGAGTCAACAGGTTTTCTTTTACTTTTTGGCTTAATGTCGAGGTCCAATGCTGCTTCTTTAACAGCGGCCTTGTAGGCCACAGGGCTATTTCTCTCGTCTTCAGGCATGGCATTGAAAATTTCAATGGCCTTCTTCGCGAGGTCACTTTCCCCGTCATTGAGTTCAGGAAAATCCTTAACAAGAGAAGCAATGGTGGTTTGTTGCTTTGAAGACAACTGGTTTGCGCGCTGAATTTCCTCACGAAGCTCAGCTTTTGTTTCCTCCTTAATGGAGCGAGCATAGGCTTCTTCGTCCTCATACACGCTTACTTTCTTAGCGGCTTGGGGAGTTTCCGGCTTCTTCGGTGGAACGAGTGTTTTTGCCATGTTATTAAGTTGGTTGAGAAGCTGTTTATTCGTCTCAGCCAAATTATCAATCTTTCGATTAAACTCAGATTTTAGGTTTTTGATTTCTTCATTGGGAGCGGCTGCTCCGGCTTCCACGTTAGCTGCGGGTTTTACTTCAGTACTCATGTGTCTCCGTGATTACGTCACTACTCGGACAAAAAGCATTATTGCTTTCTGGGTTCACCCCTTCGGGCGTTGCTTCTCAACTCTCGTTTTGAAAGCTGAGATTAGTTGCCTTGCTCCTTCGGAGCGCGACTTCCTAATAAATAGTTCTCTTTCACAATTTGCTTCGGATGTTGTGGTGAAGCCCAACAAGTCCCGCTCCATGTTTTCCGCACAAGCCATCATCAGCTTGAGGAGCACAGGATAGCCTGGGTGAGCTAGAAGCGAGTCAAGTGCCTCCAGCTCATCTACTTTCATGCCGAGATTTTTAGACACTCGTTCCACCTAGTTGCGGGTTGATGGCATTTGGGGCCGGAGCACTTCCCACCGGGCCTTGAGGTTGGATGCCTTGGTTTGGTCCCATGTTTGCTCCAAGTCCTGGTGCTTGCGGAGGGGCGCCAGGAGAAGGTTGTGCCCCTTGCATGTTTTGCTGAGCATTGAGCTTCATTTGATTGATGTTGTTTTGTTGTCCCTGTTGCTGTTGGAGTGCTTGCATCATTGCTTCATGCTGCTTTGCTTGTACCGTGAGCACTTGCCATTGAGCCGGATTGAATTGACCATGGAGTTGGTCGTCTTCTAAGAAGTGCTGATAGAGGTCCAAGTAGCCTTGGTGGTCCATGGTTGGTGTCACTGGCACTGGTACGCCAGCTAAAAGGGCGTCCATTTCCTGAAGTGGGTTCATTTGCAAACTGTAGCCTTGAGGCTTGGTAATGTAGCGACCCCAATCCTTCACACCGAGAGCTATCATGTTGTTTTTCACGGCTTCATAGATGTTACCAGGAGCCACAAGACCCATTTGAATAAGCATTGGGTTCATTGTGGTTTGTAATATTTGCGCGGCTTGGTCTTGAGTCATCTGCGGGTTAGATGAAGCAGAATTTGGCGACAACTCAATGTCATAGTCACCTGAGATGTCGTCGGTGGAAACAGTCCGCCAGTAGTCGGCGCCGTCGTCTCCCGTAATGCGAAACGAGGTGCCGGGGGGTATACGCTTTTGCAAAAGATGGAAATTGTAGCGGAGTGCTTTCTTCCAACCACGGTTGAGGCGGCGTAAAAACACATCGAGGTTGGACGACATTTCGCCTGCTAAAAACTTTGTGCCTGTAGCTGTGCGAGTAGCACCTTGGCCGTTCATGATGCCCATATTAATGTCACTAATGGACGTAATACGTTCCACCATGGTGTTAATGGCTTGTTCCTCTTGCATTCCAAACACTGTTCGGTTTCCAAGCTGAGGGAAATAGACATCCGTCTGTGGGTTATCCACGGGGATGAGTGCGCCGGGCTCTAACTGAATGGTTTCAGGGTCAATGCCACTCGTGGCACGGTAGAAACCAAAAGGCATTGTGCTAATGAGGCCAAAATCAATGCGCATGTTGTGAAGGGCGTCAAGCTCCTGGCTTAACGGAAAGAGAAGTTCTGGGAGTCCAGCGTCGTATTCTTGGCCAGCGCGAGGCTGAAAGCCTGCTTTAAAGTAGGGGCGCTCGCCCGTGGGAGAAATACGATATAAGTATGTCGCTCTAAGGATTTTCTTAGAGCGAAGATGCACCCACACCACAATGTCGCTATTGATGCCTGAGCCGTCGACTTCCATGTAGTCGTGGCCTTGTTCAATAATTTCTTCAACGATGTCTGCTTTAAATATTTTTCGGTCAGCAAGAGTCCACATGTCACTTGCAGTGAGCCACTCGCGGTCAAGAACGGCTTCGGCTAAGTCGGGGTCTGGGTTTCCAATGATAAGGACGTCTTCTAGGTCCTTCAGTTCCCAAACTGGGCCCTCAAACACCTTTTTTGTTACAGCTTCTTCCACTTCGATTTGTTTAGGAGGAGAAACGGCTGTTGTTTTACCCGTGTTTGGGTCGGTGGTAATTTTCGGGGCGCCGGGGACGGTTTTTGTCTTTACATCAACAAAGCGTGTGTATTTTACATCCCATCTAATTTTTCCAAGGCCTGTACCGCGAGTAATCCAGTCCCAGACAAACTTATCAGCGATTTCTTCCACACCTTTATGGTAGTTGCAGCCGTCCATGAGGTAGTAGCGAATGGTGTCACCCACCACTGGCACGCGGTCTTTGAGTGCTTCCGTGCGGGCTTTGATATTAAATGGGGGGTCTTGCCAAATAGCTTGGTTGTAGCGAGCATGAAGCGTCTTACAAACAATGTAAGGCATCGGAATGTGAAGCTGGGAGCTTCCCTCAAACGCACCGCCAGTGTCAGAAATGAGAGACTCGTTCCACGAAGCCAAGTACACCTTCTGGCGTTCAAGCCAGGTGGCCCGGTTCATGGTGTGCTTACTCCACATTTCGCTTACTTTTTGGCCAATGTTGAGTTCAACACACTTGTCGTAAAGCTTCTCAGCAATTTGGTCGCGAAGGGAGGCGTCGACACCCTTGAGGGGTTTTTTTCGGCCTTCGTTAATTGTTTGTTTGTCATCGGATAATTGAGACACAAAACTCCTCGGGCGCGGGTCGCTGCCCTACAGACTATTTTACCAGTCGGAGTTGTCAGGACGCTTTCGGCTCCGGCCCTGAAAGCGGGACAATGGCTTACGGGTGGAACGCGAAGACGCAAGCTCCATTCCGTATGCTTTAGAAGTACGGTAGTAGACTTTGTCCTTACGTTTTTTGGGGTAGAGATTGCATGCAAGCGCATACTTCAAACAAGCAAGGTAGTCTTTCTCGGAAATATCAAGCTTAGGCTTGTTCTCGTTAGCAAGCCGGTTTCTCATCCACTGGACATTTCGAATATTTGAAATTATGCCTCGTAAGCCCTCAAGCACTCTGAGCTTCGGGATACGTTGCCCAAAATTGTCTTCTTGTTGAGGGACACAAAGCGAGTCGCGTATACGCTCAACAAAATCCTCGTCCGACTTGTCGTCATAGCTTGTGGCGCGGGCGCGACCAATGCCGTGCTCCGCCAGTACTTCATTGATAATTTTACCGAAGGAAAGAAACCCTTCACCACTTGTCGTGTCAGCACTTCCGAGCGAGTCGTAGACAATGTCGACAACAGTGCCTTCAAACCAGCCCCGCTCAATGAGTCTTTCCATGAAGCGACGAGCGAGTGCTTTCTCACTATACTCATCGAGCACATAGAGGTAGCCACAGTCGTCCACGCCAAGTTTAATAGCGTAGTGGGCTTTTGAGGGGTGAGGGTCCATGGCAATGACAGTGGGCCAGGACGAATTCCATTCGAAGCCTTCTTGCTTCACAACGTGTTTTCGCTCGTCCCAGAGGCCTGCTAACGCTAGTCCGCTCAGGCCTGCGAACATTCCCTTAAAGCGTATCAGCTTTTCCTCCTCCGTCAGAAAAGCTCCAAAACTTTCTTTATAGTCGTCTTCTAAATAGGGGTTGTCGTCCGTGTTCCCGAAGAAACATTCGACATTTTTTAACTTACCTTCAGCCCATTTCTCATGCACGTCAGTGCGGAGCCACGGTTGATAAAGCGGTGTGCCTGCAAGCAGGATTTTTAAGGGCCGACCCTTCTTTCTTCCACCGCGACGTAGTCCAATGAAGACGTGACGAGGTGGGGGTTCATCAAAAAAGATGTAGTCCATCTGCACGCCTTCAATTTTGAGAAGGTTGACCTCGTGGGTGATGACGTGAATAACGGAGCCCGTGTCATAGGTGATGCGAGACGGGTAGGGCTTTCCGTCCTTGTGGACATTGTCCTCGGGTAAGTTGTTCCAGCGACGGTATTCAGGAAGAATAATTTGCTCGACTTTGCCAGGGTCATCTACAACCAGGTAAATTGTTGCGGGTACAGGTGTGTGCTCTTTTGTCACTGGGTTGTAGCCAGTCGCGGCCCAGTGCATTTCATTCACCAGGATGGTGCTTTTTCCAAAGCCGTTGCCACAAAAAAGGTAACGCTCTAAAGCCTTTGATAGAAGGATGGGGAGCTGCTCGGGAAAAGGAGTGAACGTGGGCTTACTCAAACGCAAGCGTTTTGCGCGCTCGTCAAGAGCTGCGATGAGTTCGAGCTTTTCCTGGCGGGAGAGTTTTTCTAAATTCACAAATATTATTTCCGCCGGGCCTTTGGATTGTTGCCGTCGTAAATTTTCCAGTCACAAATGTCCCACGGGTTGAACACTTTCCTGTAGGCGCTCCCGTCAGCAATGTCTTCATCAGCGCGCACACGGCGGGCTGCTCTGCGCTTGGCAAAGCCGTGTTGTGGTTTGCCTGAGTTTTGGTCAGTGTGGATGGGGGCTTTACGAGAGCGGCTCATATACCTACTTTTTGGGTCATATGACCCATTTTTTGTGCGGATACTTATTGGATGTAGTCTTCGTCTTCGCTTTGCTCCGCCGAAGCATCTGCCGACGCTGCGGCGGAGGCGAGTTTTGACTTAATGACTC